GTAAACGGATTTATATATAATGATACAACCAATAACCAGGTCAGAGGATATATCAATACTGGGTGGATGACTCTATTTACTGTTGCTACGACTGCTACCGGCGTCGGTCTTACTAACGGAGCACCTTTTGTATATCCGTCTGGACCAAGGGGAAACGTTGAAGTTGCTGCCAACCAGGTAAATGGGTTCACTTATTTTGATGTTACCAACAATTTACTGCGGACTTACAAAAATGCCTGGCAGACAATTACCTCAGCTTAAAAAGTTAAAAAGCTATTAGCAAATGAACTATAATACTCTTGTTGATCAGATTATAGCTTATGCCAATAGAGGAGGTAGCATTGAATTTGCTGCCTCCATTCCCTATTTTATTGATATGGGACAGCAGAAAATCTGGAAAGAGCTAAATACCACAGGTTTTCAAAAAGCACAAGATGGTTCTTTTCAAGCACAAACTGCTCGGATTTTTAAACCTGCTGATTGGCAAGAAACCATCTCTATAACTTATGGGTCACCTGATGGCGATTCTGTGTTTACAAATAGTATAGTTATGTTTCCTAGAAGTTATGAGTTCTGTATAAATTACTGGAATGCTAATGATTTTGACATTAATAATCCGCCATTATTTTATGCCGATAAAACAGCGCCAGGTCATAACGATTATAAAGTAATGTTTTTAAGTCCAACTCCAGCTTTAGCATATAAATATCGATTAATATATAAAGCGAGACCCGACTTGATTACAAATGAGAATCAAACAAACATACTAACTGACTACTATCCTGATCTTCTATTCTATGCCGCCTTTTTAGAGGCTCTTATTTATTTAAAAGATGATCAGAGAATGCCTGTCTATACAAAATTATATCAGGAAAGCTTAACTGCAGCTAACAACCTGACAAAAGATCGTTACATTGATCGTAGCGTAAAAAGAGATGTAGGGTAATTTATGGCTACACAAAAACAGATGTTTCCTATTATCTACAAGCCGGGGATACTCCGTGATGGGTCGCCTTTTCAAGGAAGTTACTGTGCGCAGGGGCAATGGGTCAGATTTTTTAGAGGCCAGCCTCAGAATATCGGGGGAATGAAAAATTATTTGCTAAAGTACAAAAATAATTCCGAGGCGATCATATCGTCTAATCTTATTCCAACTGCCTGTTTTGTATATTATGATTATAACGGAAATAAACATATTTTAGTTGGAGCTTTCGATAAAAAAGCAGAAGTACAAAATGAATTTAACTTAATAGATGTTGTCTACGATAAAGGTGGTACTTTAAATTTTGAGCAAACTGAAACAGGTAGATATGTTACAGGGTTCTCTGGCAATCTTCAAACACAATTTATTGTAGTAATAAGTATTATAAATAGCCTTCCAACACAAATAATATTATGTCTGGGGATGAGAAACTACTTGGATATTAATAGTAGTCTAGCTGTTTATAACATCTTGGCAAAGCAAGATACCGATGGTTTTTTTCAGGTAAATTTTCCTGATTTTGTTTTACAGGAGGCAACAGGAGGGATGCTTTACGTTGGAAACAGATTATTTTATTACGGCAACAATGGACTTGTTAGGTGGTCATCAGTTGCTCAAGAAAAGTCAGGAGAAAAAACAAGCGTACAAACCCCTTTCCTATTTTTTAAAGATAAATATTCCATCAATATTAGCACCGATAAAGTAATTTATGGTGCAGAGTGGCGAGGAGGAACAAATACCCCTACAATAATCTTCTGGACACTCGGCTCAGTTGTTCTGATTACCAATACTACAGGTAGCAATAATCAGGTTATTGATGATCCTGATGACCTTTCTTTTAGCAAAAAGGTATTATCAAGAGATAGCTCCATTTTATCTTCAAATAGCGTAGTTGAATATGATGGAATATTCTACTGGCCGGGAACACAAAGATTTTTTGTGTTCAATGGCGTAGTTCTTCCACTTGAGAATAATCTTAATCGTCAGACTTTTTTCGACTCGCTCGATATGAGTAAACGTCAAAGGGTCTTTGGCGTCAAAAACGTAAGCAGAGATGAAATATGGTGGTTCTATCCTGAAAAAGGGAAAGATGCTAATGTTGGATGCACCAGAGCAGTTATTTACAATGTTGTAGATAATACCTGGTATGATACCGGCATTGAACGGGCGGCCGGTTACTTCGACAATACCGGCGGTAATATGTACACTGTAGGCAAAAATTTGAGTCCTTACGAAGGTGATAATAACAGTTATGTCTGGGAACATGAAGTCGGAAACGATCAGGTCAATCTTTATAAAGCGCCAGACCAGCAAACTAAAGCTATTCCTTCCTTCTTTACCACGCCTATAATTTCTTATGCTACCTTTAATCCACAAAAACAGGTAGCGGGAATTGATTACAACATAGCTATAGAGAGGATAGAACCCAATATTGTCGGAACAAAAAAAATAAAAATGACTGTTAGCATCAATACATATGAATATCCCGCAAGTACTCCTGTAACAGCTACTTATAACCTGACTGAGGATGGAGAAGTAGAGAATCTTATTAGACCTGCTATTAATGAACGGAAACAGGGGAGAAACATTAATTTTACTTTTAAATCAGAAGGTATTGGTTCCGGTTATCAGATGGGAACTACCTTTGTTTTAGCTGAAATAGATGACGGGCGGCCATGATTAGCGTTTATCCTAAATATATTAGCGTTAAATACTGGGCAGCTACGGTTTGCGATGATTACTCGGATTTCCCTCTTCCCATCCTCCATGATGAAACAAAATGGGCAGCATGGGCACAAAACTTAATCGGTACCGAGCCATTTATGATTGCCGGAGTACCAAGTCCCTATAAAGACGTTCGTAAAAAGGACGGAGAACTTGCCTTTAAAAACTGGGAAGAATGGGCAAAAAAAGCTTATTTGGTAATGCTATCGCAGGATAATAATTAAGATAAAGCTACTAAATAACTATAAATATTTTTTTAGTTTTAGCTGGAGTAGCTGTTTATCTTCATCTACTAAATAACCCAATTTGTCTAATATCAGGCTAATATCCAGAGAAAAAATTTTTAATCTGATTTTTGAAGGTACAGGCAGCCCAGCTGTTGAAATATCCGTAATAATTACGTCATCAATCCATGAACTTTGTATTGCACTTGTAATCATAGCAAGTATGCAATGATTATAATTCATTTGATATTCACCTGAGGATATTATCAAAGCAGGTCTTCTTTTAACTGTTTGTTTATCGGTAAAAGGAAAAGGAACTTTAACAATATCAAACTTATTATAAATCATTATAAGCCTCTTCGTCTTCTTTAGAAGACCATTCAGCCAATACATTTGATAAAGAATCCAAATATTCATGATCCATATAAGGTAGTTTATTCAGTACAACCTTATCCTGTTCTATTTTAAACATAACTCTATCACCTTTTTTTAAATGTAAAAAATTTCTTACATTATGAGGTATAGTAGCTTGATATTTTTCAGTTACTTTTGATGATTTCATAAAACTATAAAAGTATGAGGTATACGTATTACTATAACAAAGTTATAATTTCCTTACAAGCTAAACTTACATGATTTTTAAGGCTGCAGCTATTTCGTGCTATAATAAAAAAGAAAAATATTATCAAAATGTTAGCTGTCATTTTAGCAATTATCATTGGTATTGGTTCGGTATATTTACTTGGTAACGACAATCATGTTGAAGAAATGGCAGAAAAAGTTATAGAAGAAGAAACAGGGATAGACATTGATTTAACTCCGAATAGTAAGGAGAACACCAAATGAGCACATCAATAATTATGGCTCTAGACCTTGGTACTACTACCGGCTTCGCTACTTGCGATTTATCTGGCAACATAACTTCTGGAACTGCCAGTTTTAAAACCGGGAGATTTGAAGGGGGTGGCATGCCTTTTTTACGTTTTAAACGATGGCTTACCGATTTAAAGGCGAATTTAGGAGTAATTGATGCGATTTATTTTGAGGAAGTAAGAGCTCACAAAGGTGTAGATGCCGCCCATAAATACGGAGGATTCGTTGCTCATCTTACCGCCTGGTGCGAACATCACGGGATACCATATCAGGGCATACCTGTTGGAACAATTAAGAAGCATATTACCGGTAAAGGAAATGCTCCTAAGGAATCCGTAATAATGGCAGTTAGAAACAAAGGATTTTTTCCCATAGACGACAATGAGGCCGATAGTCTTGCTCTGCTTGATTTTGTACTAAGTAATTTAAATGAGAAAATAAGCTATGAATAAAATTATATATATTATGTTAGGTTTTGTATTGGCATTTGCAATTTTATTAATTATTAGTTATGATGATTTTTTTTCGCCTACTATTGAAATATTTAACGAGATAACAACCCCGACAAATGTAGAGCAAGAGCAGAAAAAAGAACAACAGCAAATAAATCAGAGTCAACATAAACGCTAGTGCCTGTTTTTTAGGCACTTCCTAAAAGGTTGAAAAACTAAGCTCTGAAAGCTTAATTCACAAAGTTATTAAGATTTTTTGTGGATTGTTTAATCTAAATATTTGATACTAGTTGCGTATACCTTTTCGCCTTTGGTAGCAGGTAGATACTCTACTTTCTGATTCTTTTGGATTTCTTCTATACCAGACTTTTTTAGTTCGTTCTCATGGAAGAAAACATCTTTTNAGCCATCATCAGGTTTAATAAATCCATATTTACTATCGGTAGAATAAAATTTAACAATTCCTCTTTTCATGAATATAACTTCATTAGTTAAATATCTACCCAAAATAGCAAATTTTATTTCTGATTGCCATTTAAAACGTTATATAAAGTAGGAAAATAATTAGGCTTACTATACACAACCGGTTCTCTTGTTAATAATGATTTAGCATATATAGGGTCGGTTAAGGCTTGTTCTAGTATGTTATAAGTTGTATTTGGCCGAGTAAGCCCTGCTATATGATTCTTAAATGGAAGCCCTGGGACATATTTTGCTAGTGCTAATGGCTGGGATACTTCAGAACCTAAATAACCTCTTACCATCTCTTGCAGTTGTTGTTTCGGCATCGTAGCAGAACCAAAAGTAGAGTTACCCCTGCTAACTGATGCTCTATTTTGTAGATATTCATTAATTTGCTTAAATACCTCTAGTTCTTCAGGAGAATAGATAGCATCAAGTTTATGTCCTCGCTCTCTTAAAAAACGACTCGATTTATCATAAGTCGGTAGCCCTCCTTCAAAATCAACTGCTTTATCAAGATATTTATCCCTAAAATAAGCTTTAGTTAGTTTTTCTGCCGGTGTTCCTTTTACCTGCCCCATATAATTAGCCACACTAGCCTTAGGTGATGACATGATATTGCGAGCTAAATCATCAACAGGAACTCTATATGCATCCCATTCATCCTTTGATACAAATTTTTTAAGTAGTCTATCTCTATTGATTTTATTAATCTCTGGTGAATACTCCCTGTAAACTTGTCGATGAGCTAATCCTTCGGGCGTTGCTTCCAAATCTGCTTCTAAAGCTTTTTTCTGTTGTGTATTATGCCTAATTAGCGAATCATTACCACCCTTTACAGACCTTTTCAACTCCGTAATATTATTGCCGATCTCTGTAATTGCCTTATCAATATGACCGGGACTATAATGTCCGCTTTCTAAAGTAGCGATTTTCTGTTTTAAACCACTAATTTTTGCAATTCTTTTGCGAAAACCAGGCATTAATTCATTTAGTATCTGATCTTTAGCTTGAAAACTTAAACCAGGATACTCCTTTTCTACCTGCACAATTATTTTATTTACTTCTTTTTCAAGCTCTATAAGTTCAGCTTTAGGTTTTTCTGCTAGCCTTTTATATTTATCAGGTAACAAAGACTTATTCTTATTTAAGCCCTTTTCTATATCACCGAGCTCTTTGGCTATAGCCTGCTCCGTATAACTATTTAAATTTTCAGTAGGATATAAATTAGGTGATTCTTCCAGTTTTGCATACAATGGACTTGCCGCTTTTTCTCTTGCCTTTTCTAGCTTACTCAGTTTTTTACTAATTACTTCCCTCCCTGCTTCTCCAACTTCTATCGGTGTCGGATTTGACTCGCTGCCGATGTTATTTAGTTTCCTTCGTAAAATCTCATCATTAGTAGTCATTTTACTCTGTATTCCAGTAAAATTTGGAGCATAAGCATTATGTAAATTTGATATATCCTTATTTAAAGCTACTTCTGCCGTAACAGGAATAACATCAAGATTCTCGGGATTAAAATCCATTAACTTATCAAGACCTTCTTCTTTAGTAGTATCTTTCAATAAGCTTGCAACTTTTTCTTCTTTAGCACGAGTTCTTCCAGATTTAGAGAATCTATCTAATAAATTTCGAGATTTAGAAGCGCCACCTTGAATACCGAGAGTAGATAAGTCAGCTAATAAAGGATCAACTCCCGCTTCGATAGCAGTGCCGCTTAAACCACCAAGAAGCCCCTCTATAGCAGCACTTTTACCTAATTTATTAACTTTACTAAATTTTGCGAGTAATCCACCGGGAGCTGCCCACTCCATACCATGACCTACTATTCTTTGCAAACCATCTCTTGGCTGCGGCGTAATATCAATATCGTATTTTGCTAATCCCTCTTTTATCCATTTAGATGGACGATCTACATTCTCTTCTCTAAAATAATTCGGTTGCTCGCTAAAATGTTGTAGCGATTTTGTTGTTTCTGGGTCTCTATAAGGATTATTATTATTGCCAAGTTTTCCGGCTAGCCATCTACCCCCTGCTTCACCAAGGTTAGCAAGATTAGCGGGTATATCAGGCAATTCAGATAATACAGTAGCTCCCTTTTTACTTAAGAATGATGACCAGTCATCTCCTTGCAGTTCAGATTCATATTCTTTAGGAGCTGATATTTCATATTTTGAGAGATCAAATTTTTTAACAATAGGTATCTCATTTTCTTGAGGATTCTGAATTTTATATTTAGAAAGATCAAATTTTGCCATTCTATTTCCTAATTAAATTTGGATGATCTTTTATAGCTAGCTCTACTTCATCAGCAGGAACACCAAAATATTGATTGGTATCAGGATCGTATAATCTCACTTTAGGCGTATCATTTTTATTTGTTTCTCTCGAATCTAGTCCTGCTTCTTCTGCGTCTCTAAGCATGATTTTCTGCATTTTCTGCAATATAGCTAAATTATTTTCATCTGATTTGTATGGTGAGATATGCGGTAGTGATTCAAATTCAACTTGATTGGTATAATTCATTAACTTATTAGAATAACCCGCTAGCAATGAACCTAAAGTCTCTATTTCCTCCTGTTCAGGTGTAAATTGTGTTAACCCAACGCCCTTTGAAAATCTTTTAATCAACCCTGCTTCTCCTTTAGAATCCGCGCCTGTAGCTTTGGCTAAAGCCTGATTTTTATTAATAGTAGTTACTGCATCATCAATTGTACGTTTTAGTCCTTCCAATCCTAATTTGTGTTTTTTATCAAAAGGAGTTTCTTTTTTCTCTGTAGCTTTTGCAAATTTTGCCAATAAAGACTGATCATTATACCTCTTCTTCTCCTCCAATGCCCTCTCCTTGAATTTACGATTCCAAGCATTTTCTTCTCTTTTATCGACTAAAGCTTGCTCCGCTCTTTGATGTTGTAATATTTGATTAGCAATATTCTGATTTTCGGCAATAGCTGTATCCTCGCTAGTATTATAAGCACTAAGCGCAGGATTCATCGCCTGCCCTATTATCCCTAAATTATTTTTAAACCCACGTTGCACAGGCTCGCTAGCTAAACCATTACCAAGGGCAAGTAACGCATTATTTATCGCTCTATGCTTCTGATCCCGATTCATCCCTAAGTTGCTTCTGGAGCTACTAATTGCTTTTGCTATTCCTTCGTCAAAAGGATTTCTTCTCTCCGGAAGATCTGCTACCTGATTTAATATTTCTTCTTCCATAATCATAATTAATATTACATTTGTGAACTAAAATTTAACTATTTAATTGCCCTTTTAATCGCATCATATCCTGATAATATTTATTATATTGATCCCAGAAATAATCAGCTCTTTTTACTTCTTCTAAATATAAAGGTAAGTTCCTATTTAAGTTTTTAATTATCCTAATATTATCGGCCGTATTAGACGGTACTTTTAAAGAATTTTCTAAAAACCATTTAAACCCATGTGTTGGATTTTGTTTAGACCATGAAAAAGCATTAACGCCATTGACGTTGGAACTGTTATATAAGTTATCCCTCTTTGCTGCCGATTCTTTATATTGCTCTAATCTTTCAAGATATAATTTGTTTGCCTGTTCTACTTTTTTTTCTTCCGCTATTTTTAATGCTTGTTCCTTCTCTTTCCTGATACGATTTTCTTCAGCTATCTTTAAAACCATCTGCCTTTCCTGCTCTTTGCGTCTTGCCTCATCTTCTTTCCTTTTTTGCAGCTTGCTATTCTCAAAATCCGCATAATTCTTAATACCTCCCATATCCTGATTTAGGTTGCTCTCAAGCTCTGTCTCACTATGACTGACTGGCACAGTTTGTGCATATTGTGCCAAAGCATGAATATTAGGCCTTAAAGACGGCGTATAAACAGAGGGGTTACTACTAACATTGGGATTGGCAAAAATACTGCTGATTTCAGGGTTTACATTGTATTTTACAATATCACTACCAGACCCCCCAGGCCATTCCTGATTTCTCTCTTCTTCAAATCGCTCCCGTCTCTGGTTTAACTCATCTTGCGTATTTAGCCATTTATCTACTCCGAGCTGGTTCATTCCGCTAATCTTGCCAAGTACGTCCTGATATTCAGATAATCCTTGCTGACCTAAACTATTTAACTGGTTTAAATCATTCATGTCGCTTTTATTTAAACTGCTCATTCTACCTCGGAGTACATCCTGCAACAGGTTGTTTCTATTACCAAAACGACTTTTAGCAATTCTATTGATAGCATCCTCGGTTTGTGATAAATGCGACTGCGATCCATAAGTACCTCTTCGCTCATGATCCATACTGATTCTTGCTTTCTCTGCTTTTAAAAGACGTTTTGTATCAGCATCAAGCTTATCTGCTTGTGGATCNTAAATTGTAGGTAAATCGTTAATACTACGTGAGCCAATATTCTCTCGCCCCATTAACGAGCCATAAAGCTTATCTCTTTCTTCCCTTGAGGAATCATTATAATCATGACTTAAATCCCCTAGCAGGCGATGTGATACCGATAAATCTTCTGGTACATTAGCTAGTTGCTGGCCACTATAAGTAGGAGTAGGGCTATTATAAAGATTTAGCCCTTTTTCAAGCACTTTAACTGCTGCTGCCTCACCATAAGGCCCCATGTTATCAGGATTACCACCGCTATTTACTATATTGTACAAAGCCTTCATCTTTTGTTTTGGGGCGTTTAATTCTTCATAAAACCTATTCTTATCTGCCGAATTTGCTAGATGTGAATATATATGCTGCTGATTGCCAAATTGTCCCAGCATATTAGTAAGTCCCGCTCTCTTTGCCTTCTCAGCTGACCCTAGTGCATTTAAACTATTTCCAAGTCCTTGATTAAATTCAGATTCTAAACCTTTTGCATCATTGCTTAATGCATCTATACCGATGCGGGACAAATCAACTCCCTTATTTAAATTTTTTTCAAATTTATTATAAAAAGCAGGTTGTCTGTTGTTAACTTGATTACCAAACTGCTTTCCCATCAACCTCCATCCGGTATTACCCACCCCTCTTTGACCGGATGAGAGTATATCTAATAAAGAGGTTTTTTGCCCCTCATTAAAACCTTGTGGCGTTCTACTTAAAACACCGCTTGCTTCCACAGAATAAGGAGCAGGAGAATTATTAAACTGCTCTTCCAGCATTCGTTTCTTCTGCGTTAAAGCAGACATCGGAACGCTAGTTTTTCCCCTATATACAGGCGCCCCGTTACTTACCATTCGCCCTACATCACGATTAATAACGGCTAAGGCTTGTTCTCGGAGGTCATTTAAGTTGTGTGTTTTCATCTTATCCCCTCAAATAACTCTCTAAAGACTTTGAACGTGGCGGCAACATTACTTTCCCCCCTCTCTTGTGCCGGCGGATATTTTCACGGAAACCATCTAGCTTGCGCGCTCCTGCTGCATTATTACCATCCCCTAAATCAGATACTGTCGATGCATCAAACACATATTCGCCGTCGCTAAGCCTTGCATCAATCAAATCATCCTGACCACCGCTATCACCGCTTAAATAACCTATAGGGCTTAGAGGAGAATAAATTTCTTCCGTCAAATAAGCATAAGGACTATGTGCACTCCCGCCGCCTTTCATTCTAAGCGGCCGCCCTTCCTCATCCGTGTACTCAAGCCAGCGACCTGTTCTTGCAAACTCCTCAGGTGATACGACACGCCTCCGAGTAGAGCCCATATTCTTTATATCTTCTTCTAACTGTTTGTTTTTCTGCTTTTTCTTTAAATCTTCACGTGCGGCCTCCAGTGCCTCGTCAGCTTCAACCTCGGCAATAGTCTTACGGCTTGCGTTTCGATACCTTCGCTCTTCCTCTGCTATTTTCTCTGGACTCTTTGGCTTCTGGCGACCTGCATATTGAGCCGCTACAGTGCCAAGCGTTAGTAAGTTCCCTGGCTGAGTTAGATAGTCTTTTGCATTATCACCAAACTTCTCTAAAAAACCCCTATTATCTACATAAGGATAACCGGGATATTGCATTTGTGGATATTGTCCATACTGGGGCGGTACTCCTCCCACTCCTTGCGAAAGTGCAGTCGCAGCGCTAAGACCGCTGCTTACATAAGGATTACTTCCTCCAAGCCCGAACAGTCCACTACTACCGCTTGAACTACCCATGCCTAAAGCAGGCAATATCGCATTAGTACTGCCGTAATTGCTAAGACTAGAGCCAAGAGCGCTACCCCCTAGCTTACTTACTCCCCATCCAAGCCCTGAAGCAACTGAAGGAAGCGCCGCACCCATACCCGCTCCTTTTAACGCTCCGCCGAGTGCACTCTTGCCTCTTGCTGCGTGTTGTGCTCCCTGACCGAGTGCGCCGCCGATAATACCGCCTATCCCGGGCGCAATCATGTTACCGATAATTGCTCCTGCTCCTCCTCCAAGTACGCTTTTTATCGCTTTAAACGGCTTTTTCCAAAAACTATATTCACGAAGACCCGTAGCAGGATTTATTGTCCCGCTACCTCCAAGACTCTTTAATATTTTAGCTTCAATAGGATTAATATGAGCAAGCTCGGTATCGCCGTTTCTTCCGTGTCTTCTAATCAGATCGGCAAGTCTTGGTAAGTCCTCATCACCGACAGAGCCTCCTTCTTTAAAGGAATATTGCGCTCCTGTATTATCATAAGCATTACTGTAAGACATATTTGGATCACCATAACCTCCATCTTCATAACGAGAATCAGGCATTTGATTATCGCCATCAGAAGCTAGGTTATAAGGATCAGAACTGTTATAAGGATAGTTGTAGGTATTTAAATATGGATCGTAATTTTGCATTTTTGCCTCTAGTCTATAACAAAATAAAAGTTTTATTTTTATTATAGCAGAAACAATCTTAATCCTTGTTTTTTCGTAAAAAGAAAAAAGGAGCTAAAAAGCTTAGCCCCTAAAAACAGGAAAAAAATGAGTAATTGATCGTGTGTTCACGTTAACATATTTTAATAAGCAAATCTAGGTGTATTTTCTAAACTTACGCTGCCTCTACTATGCTTTGCGAATAATTATATTGCTTATTAATATACTCTATACAAGCCAGTTGTCTTTCTTCCCCTAAATCAACAATACTTTCAACACCTGCTTTACTGCACCACTTGTTTAATATTTCACTGGGTACGTTATGCAATTTAATAAGTTCTAGCAACTCTAAAAGTGTTTCGCTCGGCTCTAGGTCTTTGACCTCTTCCTCCTGATTAGATAAAACAGAATCAAGTTTGCTACTTATACTTTGAGATTTTGGGGTTATATTTTTAACTTCCATTTCAAGCTCATTAAAGTGCTTGCCTTCCATTTCCTCAGCTGTCGGATGCTGACTTACTATCTCAGGAAAAGCCTTACGTAGTGCTTGCGCCTCAGCACATTTGGCAAGTTGACCATATGGTCTTTTCTGCCACATAGTATTAGGTGTAGATGTATCTTTTTTAGCAGCATAATTTTCTAACCAGTATTCTTTAGCAGTAAATTCAACAATAGTATTATTTACCAGCTTTTTAACTGTTACCTTACACCATTTTGGATAAGTAATCTCAGCACCCCCTAAATTACATGTTACATCTTCGCCAAATTCAGGCTCGCTTACACCCGCATATTGATTACTACGTGCCGCCTGTATTCTATATAAACCGACACCCGCCATAACCACGTCTTTGTACTCGTATTTACCTGTAACAGCATTTTTTACACTCATCGGGACAATATGTACAGGCTTTTGCATAGGGTCTAATTTTGCCGCCTTGCAATAATCAAGAACCATCTTTATACTTTCGTCTCTTGCCCCAGTATATAAGCTATTTTTTAGTGCTGACCAGATGTGTTGGTCAATTTCATTGGTAGTATTTATTGCTGTTATGTTACTCATTTTTTTCTATTTCCTCCTCTTCTATTTTCTTGCTAAATTTTCTATACAAATTAAACACTTCCTTAACCACTTCAATGATGTTCATCGCTAATCTCCTCTATGTGTTATATTGTATGATTAATTTATAGCGTTTTTTTAATTTTTCTATTAAATCAGGATTAGTCCCTCTTTTGCCGTTTTCATAGTCGCTAATCCTTGCTTGATTAGTATTTAAAGCTTCAGCTACTTGAGGGATAGTCATACCCGCCTCTTGCCTTAATCTTTTTAACTCTTCTGCTTCTTCTTTAGTTGGAACTGGATATTTTCTCATTTTACTAAAAACATTCTTGATTGCTTTGCATGACTAATATACTTCAAATACAGCTCTTTTGCTTCATCTTTGAACTTTTTTACATCAAAAAACGACCTTGGACTCGTATTTTTCCATGTAGCTATTACGTTCCCCTGATTATCTATTAGCACATCATAATCTTTCATAAATTCCTGTATATCGGTCTTTAATTTCTCAATGGTATCGGATATCCGTACTTCTTCCTCCTTGGCCACTTTAAGTTGTTCCCATTTCTCTATAATATTATCTTCCGCTACTATTTCGCAATTATGCGACTGCGGGAATAAGTTAAACGTATCCCTAGTATTAACACATTTAGGCGGTATTCTTTTTTCTATATGGTTATGCCAGAAATTACAGGCTATTTTAATTAGCTTTTCCTCTAACTCCTTATTTCGTTCATACGTATAAATTCTAAAATCTTGACCGCCGATTAAAACTGCTATATCAACTTTTGGTACATCGCATATACTTGCATAAAATGCACACTGGATAAGATAAGACTCAGGGATCTGGTCAGTCCCAACCTCTCCCCATTCTTTGCCCTTATTAAAGCCAGCTGTTTTACATTCTAGAACATACTCTCTATCACCTACCCATCTATCAATATTTGCTGCTAAAAATGGATATTCTTTGTGTTTTATCGGTTGAATCCACTTCCATACCATTTTACCAGTATCTTCACTGTAAGCCTCAGCAACAGCTTCCTCTAAAAGATTACCCCACCTCATTGCAGGGCTAGTCTCTTCGCTAATATCATCGCTGGTTTTATCTAAGTATACGTCAAGAGCCGTGCGGTATGGATTAAGTCCAGCTATAGCACCTAGATCACTCCCACCTATATAACTCTTACGCTCTCTTAACCATTCTTGCTTGTTGTGCATATTAATAACTTTATTTATGTATATTATTATTTCTGTATATAATGGTTTTATTATTTACTAATATTTGTATTTCTTTATTCCTATAAATATTTTTTTATAGCTACTATATTTCTTTCTAACATCTCTTTTATTGGTAGAAACTTTGGGTCTGACTCTTCTTTAAGATGCCATTCAAAAAATTCAACTATTATAGAACAAAAACCCCTTGGTACTACCACCCATTCATCGTCAGTTTGAGACTTAAGCCACATCGACAATTCGTGCGTATCTACACCATCAATTTTAGTAAATAGCAACCTCATAAACTCTTCTTTCGGAATAAAACGATCTTTTATTACTGACATCTTAAACCTCTACCCCCCTTGATTGTAAATAATAAGAGCGCAAGCTTTGATCATGTATGTAAGCATTATGCTCGGCTTCTTCTATTGCCTGCTCTAAAGCCACAAGATCATATTCGCTACTATCCCAATCTATACAATAGTCGTTTGCTTTCTCGAGTAAATACTCGTATTTATCAATATCAACCATTAATTGGTAGTAATTCTCGCCATAACTTTTATAGGGAATGTTATAAAACATAGCTCTCTCAATCTGCTCCTCTATAAAGGCTTCTCTTGCTCGCTCGCCAATCCTAGTAAAAGTTTCTTTAGCTGACTGTGATAGCTCAACGCTATCAGCTTTAGCCTCATGAAACTTAGGCTTGTCTGTGATATTAACAGGCAGTTGATCTATTATTTTTTTTAGGTTTTCTTCAGATTGTTTTCTTTCTTCAGAAATTCTAATAGCTTCTTTCTTAGCTTCTAAATTCTTTAAAATTTGTAAAGCTTCCTTTGGTGAGATCAACATTTGCCTCAAAGCTTCACGAGCTTTGGCAACGCATGTATCTTCTAAACTCGGCATGGTAGATTCTAACAACTGATATCTTTTATCAATTATACCATAGCTGTTTTGACTAGTGATTTTGTCGTGATTTTTTCCACCTTGACATAAAGGTAGGGTTGAGATATTTTGCATATACAATTCTCTTTATTATTATTAAAGAAAAGTAAGAATTTTTGTTTTCCAAGACGCAAAATTCTTACAGGTTATAAATAAGGTTTTTAAAACGTCTTAAGCTACAAACTTAAGGCGTTTTTTTATTGCCTTATGAGTTAAGTATAGAGGGAGAAAATAAGATTGTCAAGTATTATTTGTGAGTTTTTTTTGTTTTTTATATATATTGATTATTTCTTCAATTTTATCTCTGTTTATTTGATAAACATAAACTCTATGTTTTTGACGAAAAACAAACCCTAGTTTTAATAAACCTTGTATACTAAAATTGAATGATTGTTTTGATACTTGAGCAACGCTTTGTATAATATCAATTGGTATAGGAGCATCAAAATCCGATAAGATTTTTAATATTTGTTTTTGCCCTGTAGAAAACACACTATAATTATCTATAGCACTTTTAATAATTTCTTTATCATCCATTCTAATTTTAACTCTCATACTTAGCTCTCATATTTTTATATGTTAACTATAAAAAAAAGATATTACTACAATAATATTCATAGAAAGTCAAAAATAATTCTTGACTCCTTAAAAATGTTATCTAATCTTATTTAAGTTCTGGGATAAGAACGAGATTATATTTTGGAGGTTGTTATAGGGAAATAAATAGAATTTTTACAACATTTAGAGAGAAATTAAGAAACTCTTGGCGGATGCTTTTTTAATTTCTCAAACATCAGATGTATCAAGTGATACGTCAACCATCGTTTTTTATTTAAAAACTCAAGAACTGACAGACTTGAGAATAGTAGAGTATTGCCCTGCTGTCAATAGGTTTGTCAGTTTTTTTAGTAAAATTTTTATGAATTTTAATTAAGACAAATCTATGAAATGTGCTCTACAAAAATTGGAACAAGATGTCTCAGAGCAATTAGGCAAACTCTACTCATTTAAGGAAGAAAAAGCCCGCTATCGTAAGAGTTATATTAACTGGGATAAGATAAATAGAGCTAATAAAAAGGTTAAGCCCATTCGTCAAAAGTCCTTTTTTCTTAGTAGCCCCGCAAATAAATTACTTAGTGCAGTTATGAGTAAATTAATTAAGGAGGAAAGAGTACTACTAAATCACAAATATATTTCTACTTTTACATTCGTTGAAAGAAGACAGAATGTAAGAATTATTGAGGAATTAGAAGATATATTAAATATTACCTATCATAATTCTATTACTATTGATGGAAAAAAATATCGTTATAGTTATGAGTTCGCTCATAAGGAGCAAAACATCGTAAATACTGCTTCTGTAGAAAATTCTGTCGAGACTTTTATGTCCCGACAAAATGATCCTCTCTATATATATAAAGAAAATAAAAATATTGAAGATATAGATCTGAAATCTAATTTTTTACAAAATTCTGAAGAAGTTAAAACTGCTCAGATTGAAACTATAAAATTCAAAAAACGAGTACCTAACGAGCGAAAAAAACCTACTAATGCCGAGCGTAAGGCAAGAATTTATCGTTTTAACCAGTACAAAGAACCACAAGACCTAAAGCACCATTACCCGTTGATAAAAGAGGACTGCACTAAACTACAAAGCCT